CGCGATTATCTGGAAGAGTGCACGAACTGGAAGAATATTATAGAGGAGGACAAGCAGACTCTTGTAAATTATACAGAAGGAACGCAATTAACAGATAATTCTTTCTCAAACCTAAACATACAAGCGTCAAGGTTATATAGTTTCAACTCGCGATTAGTTGCTGCAAATATAAGAAAAATGCACATGAAAGGACTTGACCTGAGTATTGAAGCACCATTAGTGGAGGATGCTGAGAAAGGTTCAGGTAATGATGCGACACCTTCATATGCCACAGTTATCAATGAAAAATATACAGAAATAAAAACTGGATATGTTGATAATTTATTTTGCGAAGTGTTGTTTGACACTCGGAATTATAAAAAGAAAATAGGTAACGCAGAAATTAACGAATATAGTTCGTCTTCATATTCTATGTGCAAGTTTCGTGCGAAATCAGGGATTTGGAATGATTCTGTATTGCGCATTCCTTTGTTTATAACAATTCCGGAGTCAAAAGCAGACAGGTTGGCTTTAGTGCCAGGAGTTGAAAGCGATACAGATATTGCAAGCATAGAAAATGCTCCTGCTGTTGTTCTGCAACTTCATCAGAGTGACTTTTTGAATGTGTCATATTGTTTCAATGAAGAAAGCGTACTTGATGTAAATGCTATCATAAATACTACGAAATCGGATACAGGACATGATTTTTATTCATTGCCAGAAAGGGATTATGAAGAAGATAGGAATTTGGTAAAAATATCAGAAGTTAATAACCCTTTTGTTTTTAGTGACGGGAATAGTGCGCAATGTGGTACAGGCACAGTAAAGGCTATTTCAAGCAACTCTCGCGCAGTGAGCCAGGGGCAGTTCGGTCAATACCCTTTATATGCTTTTTGCACTGATGGTGTGTATGCTATAGGCATTGGTACTGACGGAACACTGCAAAACTGCTCGCCGTTTTCATACGACATACTTTCAGATGCTAATAGTGTGGCGAATATGGAAAGTGATGTGGTGTTCATAACCAAGCAGGGTGTTGTATCATTAGGCGGTGAAGGCCGGCAACTGATGTTGCCAGCAGACAAGTCGTCAACCTACGACTATGACAGGTGCTTGCCGGAGTTGCATCAAAAGACGTTTGTTGAGAAGGCTCTGAGCGGGATTATAAAGCTTGACAATGCGCCGCAGATGACTGACTTGTACACTTACTTGACGAATGGTGCGCGGATAGCGTATGACTATCCGCATGGCCGTTTGCTGGTGTATAATCCGAATTACAACTATACGTATGTGATGGAGGCGTCGTCGGGTATGTGGAGTGTGATGGCGAAGGGTTTTTACAGCAACTTGAATGTGTATGAGCAGTGCTTGATGGTGACGAAGGAAGAGGTGAAGCATGAAGATGGCACGACGGACGACCAATACAAGGTGTGGAACTATTCTACCGATGATGTGGTGGAGGGGCAGAGGGCTTACCTTATCACTCGTCCATTCAAGTTGGGTGAACCAGATGTGCACAAGAGTTTGCAGGGTGTTATTCAGCGTGGTGTGTTCTGCAACAAGAATGATGTGAAGCAGTGCTTGTATGCGAGCAATGACTTGTATAGGTGGGTTCCGGTGCATTCGAGTGACAGCATTTATATGCGTGGCATGAGGGGTACGGGTTATAAGTACTTTAGGGAAATATTGTTTTTGCCGGAGTTCAAGCAGGACGAGGTGTTGCATGGTGCGACGGTGGAGTATGTGCCAAGAATGACGAACAAGATGAGATAAGGTGTGAGTGAGGTTGCGGACATATTGCGAGAGAATGAGCGGCGCAATGCTGAGGTGTTTGCTCCCTTCAACCCTGTGACGGGTGAGGGGAGCATACTTGCGCGTGTGCGTGTGGAGGTGTCGGACTTTCCGATACGCGTGCAGTGGCTGCCTGAGGGTATGCTTGATGTGCCGCTGGTGAAGCGCATGGTTGAGGCTGGCAGTGTGGCTGCATTTTATGAGGGGCTTGGTGAGGAGCAGGCTTATACGGAGGAGGTGTATCAGTATATAGTGCGCAAGTTTGTGCGTGTGCGTTGTATGTATGACTTTCCGTTTTGGGCTGTGATGTATGTGCTGATTAGCAACAAGACGGGTGGTGATGACATACACTTTAGCCTTAACAGGCCTCAGCGTTTGCTGGTGACGCGTTTTGAGGAGATGCGTATGAATGGTGAGCCAATCCGCTTGATATTGCTGAAGGCTCGCCAGTGGGGTGGTTCGACTGCTACGCAGATATATATGGCGTGGTTGCAGTTGGTGCATAAGACTGGTTTGAACTCGCTGATTGTGGGGCATGTGAAGGACGCATCGTATGAGGTGCGTGACATGTTTGACAAGATGATAGATGAGTACCCTGTGGAGTTGCTTCATGAGATTGGCGAGAGCTATGACCCTAATGAGGCGAAGATAGAGGGTGTGGGGAACAGTGGCAACATAAGGCGTATACCGCAGCGTAACTGCAAAATAAAGATTGGTTCGTATGAGAAGCCGGAGTCGGCGCGTGGTGGTGCTTACAGTTTGGTGCATTGTACGGAGGTGGGGCTGTGGAGTCCGACGGAAAACAAGAGTCCGGAGAAGGTTGTGCGCTCGGCTTGTGCTGGTATTACGCTGAAGCCGCTGACGATGATAGTGTATGAGAGTACGGCGAATGGTACGGGCAACTTTTTTGAGCGGGAGTATAATGCGGCTAAGGAGAGTGATGCGCACATTAGGCGTGGTGAGGAGAGCACTTCGCAGTTCAGGTCGTTGTTTGTGGCATGGTATCAGATTGAGATATACAGGCGTGAGTTTGAGAGTGATGAGGCGAGGCGGTTGTTTGCCCTGGCGCTTGTAAGCAACAAGCATAATGCTTATACGCCGACGAACCGTGCGGAGGCCGGCCGCTACTTGTGGTACTTGTGGGAGTGTGGTGCGACGCTGGAGGCGATAGCGTGGTATGTGGAGGAGCGCAAGAAGTATACGGACCATGGTGACATGGCGAGCGAGTATCCGACAGATGATAATGAGGCGTTTGTGTATTCGGGTTGCAAGGTGTTTGACAAGATGCTTGTGGAGGCTTTCCGCCCTGCCTGCCGTGAGCCTCGGTATGTGGGTGACATTTATGCTGATGGCGACGAGGGCAAGGAGGCGATGCAGCATATAAGGTTTAAGGAGGACCGGACGGGGCTGCTGTGCGTGTGGGAGAAGCCCGACATAGATGATGCGGAGAAGGTGCGTGACCGTTACCTTGTGGTGGTGGATATTGGTGGGCGGTCGGCGAAGGCAGACTGGTCGGTGATATGTGTGATAGACCGCATGTATTTGATGAGTGGTGACAGGCCGGAGGTGGTGGCTCAGTGGTATGGGCACATAGACATGGACTTGCTGGCGTGGAAGGCGGCTCAGATAGCGAAGTGGTATGATGATGCGTTGCTTGTGATAGAGAGCAACACGCTGGAGACGAAGGACAAGGACCGCATGGTAGATGGTGACCAGTCGCAATTCATATTGTACAAGGTGAAAGACGTGTATGACAATTTGTATGCGCGCGAGCAGAGTGAGGACGAGATACGTGAGGGTGCTCCGAAGCTGTATGGGTTCCACACTAATGTGAAGACGAAGCCGATGATTATATCGAACCTTGTGAAGATGGTGCGCGAGCACTTGTATACGGAACGTGACGGCCGCTGCCTTGACGAGTACCTGACGTATGAGCAGAAGCAGAATGGTGCTTATGGTGCGATAGCCGGCAAGCATGATGACTTGTTGATGACGCGGGCCATAGGCTTGTATATAGCCTATAACTTTAAGGTTATGCCGCTGCCAAGGGTTGTGCCGCGCCGCCTTAAGAGGATTGAGCCGCGCAGCCATGTGGACCGTATAACGGAGGCTGTTATCTGACTTGAATGGTGGTTTTGTTTTTACGTCGGAGGTTGTTGATGATGGCTTTGGCTTGTGATGCGGAGAGGTAGAACTTTGGTGCTGGTGCAGAAACTACTCTGCATACAATTTGGCTCATGCTGAGAGATGGTGACTGGGATTTGAGGGCTTTGCAGCGTGTAAAGATTTCGTTGTACATTTCGCGTTTGCAGTGTGTGGCGATGACGGGCAGCCCGCGCATCATGCGGCCTATGACGATGGTGGCCCTTTCCTCGCTGACCCAAAAGCGTGAGCAAGGGTTCATGACTACTTGTTTGAATAGTTTTTCCATGTTGACGTGGCTGCACTCGTGCAGCAGTTGGCGGAAGGCGGTCATGAGCTCGCGTTCGCGTTGTTGCTTGTAGTAAGATGTAGACCCGATGTGTTTCATGTGGTGCGGTATAAAAAAGAAAAGCCCCATGCGCCTACTGGATAGTAGTTGCGCATGGGGCGTAAATGTTCAGCCTTTAGTATGAGATGATGCAAAGTTACGGAAAATCAGTGATTTAGCATAAGAAATGTGTGATAGCTGTTATGTGTGGTTGGAAATAAAGCATCATCGCGTGTAAAATGAACGAAATTTGCTTATAGTAATATAAACTTAAAAGAGATGGCAGAACAAGATAAGGTGCAGATGCCTGTGGAAACGGGTGCTGTGAATGAGGAGCCGAAGAAGTCGAAGCGTGATATGTTGCGCGAACGCTTGTCGAAGAAGTACCCCGACAAGAATTTTGATGACGATGAGGCTTTTGCGGACCAGGTGAATGCAGATTATGATGATTATGACAACAAGATAGCTGGTTACAAGAAGAGTGAGCAGGCGTTGTCGGACATGTTTGCGAGTGACCCGCGCTCGGCAAATTTCCTCATAGACTGGAAGGAGGGTTCGGACCCCGTGATTGCACTTGTGCGTAATTATGGCAGTGACATTGTGGCGGCTGTGGACGACCCCGAACGCCAGGAAGAGATGGCGGAGGCGAACAAGGCGTATATAGAGCGCATGAACCGCAACAAGGCCCTTGAAGAAGAGTATAAGGAGAACTTGAACCAGTCGTTGCAGATGATGCAGGAGGCGCAGGAGCAGAATGGCTGGAGTGACGAGCAGGTAGATGCGGCATGGCAGCAGTTGTTCAAGATAGTAGATGATGCTGTGATGGGCAAGTTTGACCCCGAAACACTGAAGTTGCTGATGAATGGCAGCAACTATGACAAGGCTGTGGCGACAGCTCAGCAAGAGGGTGAGATAAAGGGCCGCAATGCGAAGATAGAGGAGAAGCTTAGAAAGCAGCAACAGGGTGACGGGACGGCCCACCTTAATGGTAAGAACGGACGTGCTCCGCGCCGTACTGCAGACCAAAGTATTTTTGCCCTGGCATCGCAAGCCTAAGGCATGCAGACTTATATAGAGATGAAAAATATTGAAGACGAAGAAACCATACAATTTCCTAAAGATGTTGTTAGAGTAGGGCGTGGCAGTGTGGGACTGAGAAGTCAGGTGCCTGGTATTGCTACAACGGTGTCGGCTGTGGCTGAGGCTACTGGCGGGCTGCATGGTGGAAGTCTTTTTGTAAAAAGCAGAACAGAGAAATAAACCTTTTAATAATTTAGAGAACTATGGCAGAGAACGTACAAGTAACTACGTCTAACGTAACCCCGCAGCCCGGCAGCGTGGGTTTGAAAACACAGGTGTCGGGACAGGCCACTACCGTGTCGGCAGCAGCAGATGCAACTGGCGGTGTGGGTGCAGGCAACTTTATAGAACAAGACCTTGATGCTGAACTTTTTGCCTTTAAGGGTGACGATACCCCGTTGATGCAGCTGATGCTGAAGGCCAAGGCTGTGAATGTGGACTCTCCGGAGGTGGAGCATTACATGATAGACGAGCCTCGCAGTTCGGTGGTGACAGCGAGTGCAGTGGAGAAGGACGACACGAAGAATGCCTTTGAACTGCCTCTTGCCTCGGAAGACCAGAACATGCCTCAGGAATATGGCACTTTGCTTGTGAAGGGTGTGAATGGCTATACCGAAGATGGTCAGACCGAAACCCCTGGCAAGGACATCATGCTGTTTGTGACCGGCCGTGCAAGCAATGGTAACCCGATTGTGCGTGCCACTAATGGCAAGAAGAAGTTGAAGACAGACCAGTTCTGCACGGTGCCAGCCATTCCTGCAAACTCTGAGATTGTGATTTTGTCGAATGCGCTTTATGAGACCCAGAAGGAAGTTGCCCCCGACTTGATTGTGCCTCAACCAACTACGGTGTACTTGCAGAAGCGAGGCATGAACCAAATTGTGTCAGACTACTTTGAGAGTCAGCGGAAGCATATCCCATTCTCGCAAGCCTTGATTGCAGAGCAGGCAATTACCAACTTCAAGACCCGTTGCAACCGCACACTTTGGGCGGGCAGAAAGAGCAAGTTTTCGGTTAATGTGCCGAAGCTTGGTGCGCAGACAGTTTACACGACTGAGGGTATTCGCTGGCAGTTCAAGCGTGAATTGCAGCACACTGGCAAGTGGACTGTGGAGAAGATTATAGCCCTGGCGAAGATGTTCTTCACTGGTGAAGATGTGCCCAAGACCGGTATTTTGCTTGCCGGCAAGAATTTGCTTGAACAGATTCCGTGTATAGACTATTCAAAGCACCCCGAAATTCAGATTACTACCAAGACAAACCCTGTGGGTTGGGTGGTGACAAACTTCCATACCGTATTTGGTGACATCGAAATAAAGCGTGAGCCTACTCTTGACAAACTTGGCTGGAGCAACAGTGGTGCGCTGATTGGTGAGAACCGTCTTGTGCACTACAAGCGTACGAGTGACCATGAGTTCAGCGACAAGGTGGAAGGTGAAGAGGCTACACGCAAGGGTATGATTGTGTGGGACGGCCTTGCTCTGAAGGGTGCTTGTCACATGTTCATAAACGGTGAGGGCGATGGTGCCAATCATGACTCTGTGGTATATATCCAGTGGGACAAGGAGACAGCTCCCGATGTGTCGTCGGCAGGCAATGTGGTATACTACTTGCTGAACGATTGCCCTGCATTGAGCCAGAGTGCCAAGGCCGGTACGATGTGGCGACACAACGGCACGGCATGGGAAGAGTATGCTGGTGAGATTGTGTTTGACTAACGATGTTACTAACATGAAGGTGCTGCCAAAGCAATAGGTGGCACCTTCGTATAAACTCTGAATGATGAGAGAGATGAAAACTTATGGTGTTTATGGCCTTATGGACTGGCAGCCCATCATACGTGTTGGCCGTGCGAAGTTCTGCCCGCTGTTTACGGGCGGTGGTGCGACGGCATACGGGCAGACACCTGCAAAATATGCGACGTCGAATGAAGTGTGCCAGCGCATTATAGAGAACTCTGACTACTTTAAGTCGGGGCATATCAAGTTGCTTTACTCGAACGAGATTGAAGAGGCAAAGGATTTGGAGGTGTGTGCTGAGAGTCATGATGATGGTGCCGAATATGTGGAGAAGGTGTTCCCCTCGATGGGTGATGCCGCATCGTATGTGGCAGACAGTTTTGGTACTCCGAAGTCGAAGTTGCGTACACGCGATGCTATTGTGTCGGCAGGCAAGGCACATAATGTAAACATTAAAATAGCAGATTAGAGGGACTGAATATGGAATTGCACTCACTATCCAAGGTTAAGCCGGAGGAGGCTGACGGCATAGACTCTGTAAAGCGTGACAAGTTGCACAATTCGCAGCGTGCCTATGACGTGCTTGCCATGGCTCAGACATATTGGAGCAATATGGACGATTTTCGTCGTGAGCGTGAGCGCAACAAACGCTACACCTATGGCGACCAGTGGGACGACACAATCACTGTGGACGGGTGTCGCATGACTGAGGGGGAATATATCCAGAAGCAGGGCAATGTGCCGTTGAAGAATAACTTGATACGCCGCCTGGTGCGCAACGTGATAGGTGTGTACCGCTCGCAGTCGAAGGAGCCGGTGTGCAATGCGCGTGACCGCGATGAGCAGAAGCTTGGTGAGACGATGAGCACTGTGCTGCAATATAATATGCAGCTCAACCGCATGAATGAGTTGTATGCGCGCACGATGGAGGAATATATGGTGGGTGCGTTTGTTGTTCACCGAAAATGGTATGGTTGGCGTAATGACAAGTTGGACTGCTGGACGGACTATGTGAACCCAAACCGTTTCTTTGTTGATACGAACATGCGCGACTTCAGAGGGTGGGACGTGACGTGTTGTGGCGAGATACATGACATATCGTTTGGCGACCTGCTTGGGCAGTTCGCTCAGACGCCGTCGGACTATGAACGTCTTGCCAACATATATCGTGCGGCCAACAATATGCGTGGCTTTGTGAGTGCGCGTGCAAGTTTTGGTGTGTCGACGCGTAGGAAGGACATAGACTTTTTGTTGAACACCGACGAGTCGCTTTGCAGGGTGATAGAGGTGTGGCGCAAGGAGACGAAGCCCCGCTACCGATGTCACGATTACAACAATGGTGACGTGTTCAAGATAGACGTGAATGACAAGAAGGCTCTTGTAGACGATGTGAACCAGCAACGTTTGGAACAGGGGTTGTCGTTGGGCATGGCTAAGGAGGACATTCCGTTGGTTAAGGCAGAGTGGTTTGTGGATAGTTATTGGTACTACTACTACCTTACCCCGTTGGGTGACATACTTGCTGAGGGTGAAACGCCTTATGCGCACAAAAGTCACCCCTATGTGTTCAAGGCATATCCGTTCATTGACGGCGAGATACATTCGTTTGTGAGTGATGTGATAGACCAGCAGCGTTATGCGAACCGCCTTGTGACGATGTATGACTGGATAATGCGTGCGAGTGCGAAGGGTGTGCTGTTGGTTCCGGACGAATGCCTTGGCGACCAGAGTCCTGAGGATTTTGCAGATGCGTGGACCCGATTTAATGGTGTGGTGTTGTATCATGCGAAGCCTGGTGTGCCTGCCCCGACACAGGTGGCAAACAATTCGACAAACATAGGTATTAGCGAGTTGCTTAACTTGCAGTTGAAGTTCTTTGAGGATATAAGCGGTGTGCATGGTGCGCTACAAGGACGTCAGGGTACTACTGGCACGAGTGGCACGTTGTATGCGCAGCAGGCGCAGAATGCAACGACTTCGTTGCTTGACTTGCTGGATTCGTTTTCGCAATTTGTGGTAGATGCCGCATACAAGGACGTGAAGAACATTCAGCAGTTTTATGACCAGAAGCGTACCTTTAACATAGCCGGCCGCCAGGCCACGCAGATTGAGTATGACCCGGAAAAAATTCGTGATACCGAATTTGACTTGAGCATAGTGGAGAGCACGGCCACCCCCGTGTACAGACAGATTGCGAATGACTATCTTGTGCAGTTCTGGCAGTCGGGGCAGATTACATTGCAGCAGTTGCTTGAGGTGGGCGACTTTACGTTTGCGGACCAGCTGTTGCAGAGCATTAAGAGCCAGCAGCAACAGATGCAGCAGGGGCAGACACCGGAAGGTGTGCCGCCAGAGCTGATGCAGCAGGCGCAGAATGGTGCTGACATGAATGCGGTGAACAAGTTGTATGGCGCGATGAAAGGCGAAGACAATGATGAGGCCCAACAGTATGGAGGACCACAAACACCTAATGAGCAATGAACAGTTACTTGATAGATGACATGGTGAAGGACGTGCGTATAGCCATAGACAACAACACGGAGGATAAGGAGTTGTTGGAGTTTGCTGATACTGACACGTTGATGCTGCAAGACATAGTGCGCGCCAAGGTGGTAGATGCTGCCAATATGATATTACACGATGCGCCAGTGGATATGCTTGACGATGGTGTGTTGGCGGACTTGAAGGGCAAGGTGAAACTGAGCAAGGTGTATGACACGGACACCATGCAGTATGCAGTGGTGAGGCTTGACAGAAGTTTTATGCGCCTGGTGAGTTTCAGAATGGGTGATTGGAGCATGGCTGTGACGGAGGCCATCAGCCCCGACAGTGCTTTGTATGCCATGCAGCGCAGCAGAATAGAGGGTGTGCGTGGCAACAAGGAGCGTCCGGTGGTGGCTGTTGTTCCGTCGAATGTGACGGGCGGGTATGACTTGGAGGCGTACTCTACGAAGTCGGACAATGCTTTAATGACTTATATGCCGTATGCAAGTTTGTCAAGCGATGGTGCGTCGATTGAGCTGCCCGTGCACTTGTACAGTGCGATTGTGTATGCCACGGCCTATCTGACTGCTTTGGCCTTTGGTGCTGGCGAACAAGCGGCCAATTTGCTGCGTGTTGCACATGAACTGGCGCATATCAGTGATGCGGCACCTGATTATGTGCAACAGCCGCAACAACCATTACAACAAGAAGAGCAATGAAGAAAGATTGGAAAGACATAGAGGGCCATAAGTTCCGCATTGACGTGGGTTCAACATTAAGACAGGCCATGTCGGATGATATGCCTGCCGAGGTGTTGTGCTTTACTACTGACGGGCATATTGTGATGAATGGTTTGGAGTTTCCGGACCTTGATGCAGTGAAGGCTGAACTCAGACGTGAGTTGTTCAGCTACAAGATAGATGAGTCGGTGTTCGGTTTGACTGCTGATATGTCTCGCAATGAGGTGGAGAAGATTATGGATAAGCCGCTATTTGACGAGATAGTTGACGCGATAACCAATGGTAAGACTCTCTATGTTGGTGAAGGATATGTGGACGGCAGGTATAGTGTGGTGCATACTATTACTGGCAAGAACTTTAGGGAGCTGGACTTGACGTATAAGGACAACCGCGTGGTGTTGCGTAATTACGTTCCATTGAGTTCGGTTGAGGTGTACTATGGTGGCGGTTCCCGTTTGTTGAAGCTTGAAAACGATGTTGAAGAGTTGAAGGACCTCCTTACTATGGCTTAGACAGAACCTAATTTTTATAAACAATTAAATTATTAACAGAGATGGCAGAATTGAATGAAATTGCCGCAGGAACGATGATTGGTTTCTCGGCGAACAAGACGGTGAAAGAAGCGAAGGAAGATACAGCTACCAACCGCGTTGACATCTGTAAGACGAAGGAACTTTACCTGAATGGTGAGCGCGCTGGTGTTACGGACGTTGAGAAGAAATTCCTTGAAGAAAACTTGAACCCTGATAGCACTGTGAAGGCTTCGAAGGTGAAGACTTCACTTGGCAGCGACATTGAGACTTATGTTAAGAACAATGTGGCAGGTGCTTACAAGTTCCAGGGTTCGGTAAACAGTATCAATGAAATTCTTGCAAAAGATTGCAAGAAAGGCGATGTTTTCAACGTTCGCGTAAAATTTGTACTTAGCGGAAGTGGTGAAAATGATGGCACTTACGAGGCTGGTACCAATGTGGCTGTGAGAGAGGATTTTGCAGCAGGTAAAGGCTCACAAAGATTGCTTGACCCCTTGGGTGGTATCGTTAACGGCTATGCGACGAAAAAAGATTTAGAGACCGGACTTGCGAAGAAGGCTGATAAGGCGATTGTGCTGCCGATTTCAAATTATGTGCCTGGAGGAAAGGTTGAAGAAATAGCAGATGTGTTTGGTTTTGATGTGAACACATCATCAGATACTATTGCCGCATATTTAACTGGTGACCGCAGTTTTGACAAGTTGTTTAACGCTATTCAATCTGGTGTGAAGATTTATGGTCAGTATCATCATTATCTTGCCCTTACTGAACTTTCTGAGGTAGGTATAGCTGAGGTATGCAACGCTAAAGCCTATGATTGGTCGGGACAAATAGGTTCTACTCAAAAACAAACGTATAAAGCCATAGAGATGGAACTGGAAGGTGTAAATATAGTTATCAAACTTTCAGGTGCAAAATATTCGGCGCTTAAATCGAAATCCCTTCGCGCCCGCATCCAAGACCTTGAAAGTCAGTTGACCTTGGCCTAAGGCATTTTATCTTTATTATATAACGAAGCCGCACTATGGCCGGTGTGTCATGGTGCGGCATTATTTTAATATAGACTATGGCAAAGAAAGATTGGAGCGAGATGGAAGGATTGCCATGGCGGCTTGATGTAGGCTCGACATTGGAAGAGGCCATGCAGTCGGATAATGGCCAGATGCTGTATGTAACGAAAGATGGCCATATAGTGATGAATGGTGAGGTGATAGCCAATGATGCTGTACATTACATTGGCAGTTATTCACTTTCTTCGGGAGGCGAAAATGCTGCAAAGCAGCTGTCGGTAAATTGCTTTACGAAGCCAATACTGCACTATACCATAACGGGCAATAATAATTGGACAGCGTTGGTTCGCCAGGTGCGTACGAACAATACGAATGTGCGTCAGTGGCTGAGGCTCGGTGCTACGCTATACTACCGTGATGTGACGATGAACAGCGACTTTAGTCAGGCTACATCATGCACATCGTGGACGAGGTTGCCGGAGTATGACTCTACGGTGGACAGCCGCATCACCAAGAATCGTGAGGACATAGCGAACAACATTCAGAAAATCAATGCGAACACGACCAGACTGGACGGCATAGATGGTGCAATAGAGTCCTTCGGTGAGAGCATTACAGACCAAGCCTTGCGCATATATAACCTGGAGCACGGCAAACCATTGGCCACCCAATCGGCACCAGGCTTTATGAGCGCAGAAGACAAGGTGAAGGTGGACACGCTGAACGGCGGCATTGCGCAGCAGAAGGACGGCAGTTATAAGACATTGACTGGCTTGGCCGTCATTGAGACGCATTCCGACGTGGTGGGCGAGGAGGTGAGTTTGACAGACTTTAATAACGCCCCCACAACCTACAATAAAGGTGATGTGATAAACCTGTACTATACCAAGGGTGCCTATGGTGTGCTTGCGCAGAAGGATATGCTATGGTTCGGCCGCCGCGTGGTGAGCAGCGACAGCAGTAACGGCACACTCTTGAAGTACGACTTTAAGACCATTGCCGGTGTGGAGCCTCATGATGCGTTTTACAATAACATTCCTCTGTATTTCTTGACACTCAAGGGTTATACATCTGCCTCCAGGGGTAGTGCTGGTTATACATTGACGCCATTGAATGTAAGTGCAGTGCCCTACTTGCCATCAACAGCAGACAAGGTGCTGCTTGAGAAGATAAAACAGAAACTTGGATTATGACAGACCTGATACAGACTATCAGTTCTATTGTGACAGGTGTGGCAATACCAGTGCTCGGTGTATTCTTGTTTTATGATGCGAAGAAACGTGAAGCTTCTGCCAAAGCTGGAAAGGCTGAGGCAGACAACATCACGCAATATGCTGCACAATGGCAGAAGTTGTATGAAGAGAAGGTGAAGCACGAAGAGGAACTGAATGAGAAGATTGATGCGCTATATGTGCAGCTTAATGAGCAACGCGATGAACTTGCGCGACTTAAAAAGGAGATGGCAGAACTGATGGTGAAGCAGCAGTATGCGGAGAGCCAGAAGTGTACGGTGTTTGGCTGCCCCAACCGCCAGCCGCCTCAACTTGTGTGTGCAAGTAGTAATCACCCGGAACAATAGGACTATGAGATTGACGAGATATATCACGGAATTGATACGTGTGGACAGTGGGCATAGCAGCAAGGCGTTTTTCCTTGTGGCTGTTACCATGATAGGGTGTGTATTGTTGCTTTGTGTGGCATTTGTGCTGATATGGGAAGTCATGAACAGTAACACAATACACACCGACCTTATGGGGCTTAGTGCTTTCGTAGGCAGCGTGGCAAGTTTGTTTGTTACAGCTGGTATTACTAAAGTGTATGGCGAAAAACGTGAGAACAAAACTGAATAAAAATTGGCGCGTTTCACAACGCACCAACCCCTCACATAACCATGTCAAAACAAAAATATTAACACCTACAAAGGTAAGAAAAATAAGTTTGAACGTATGGAAAATTGGAAAGAATTAGCGGCATTTGTGCTGGAGCGCGAGGGCGGCTATAGCAACAGAAAGGCTGACAAGGGAGGGCCGACTAACAAGGGTGTAACATTGACCACTTACCGCAGTGTGTATGGGCAGAATAAGACGGTTGAGGACTTGAAGCGCATTACTGACGCTGAGTGGGAGTACATTTTTAAGAAATTCTACTGGGACAAGTGCAAGGCGGACTACATACAGGACAAGAGTGTTGCCTTTATCCTCGTGGACTGGGCCTATAACAGCGGAGTCAAGACGGCCGTAACGCACTTGCAGCGGATAGTTGGCACGACTGTTGACGGAATTATGGGAAATAAGACATTGCAAGCGGTAAATACGCGTAGTCCGCTGCCGCTGTTCGGAGCGTTGAAGCAGGACAGGATAGCTTTTTATAAGGCTATTGTTGCCAAGAATCCGAGCCAAAAGGTGAATTTGAATGGCTGGCTAAATCGGGTGAGCCACTTCGCGTATGGAAAGTTCGTATAAAAAAACTGCCGCACGAGTTTTTCCGTGTGGCAGTTAAGAGCTTCTTTTAGGATGTGCCCTTTTTATATGGGAATTAAACACTGCAAAGATAACAAATATAATCAAGAATATGCGTAGAGTTAGTGTTTTTTTAATCGTGATTATCTGTGCAGTTGTCTTGCACAGCAGTTGCGCGCGCAAGGTGGTGCAGAGCATGGAGCGCACTCACGACACGCTGATAGTGTATAAGACCGACAGTGTGATGGTGCGCGATACGATTGTGACTGTTTCCAATTTGGAAACAGTGGACAGTGTGGCTGAGCGCATGACTACCTATGTGGTTGTGGACACAGCTGGCAAGGTGCTGACGAAGTATGTGTATCGCGACCGCAGCGTGTTCCACAACAAGGACGCTCTTAGTGCGAGCAGTCATGTGTCATGCCGCACACACAGAACAGACCGCACAAGCCACAAGGCTACGGTGCGTGATTCCGTGACAAAGGTGGAGAAGCCTCCTGCAAGGTGGAGAATTCGGGCCGTTGGCGGTCTGTTTATCATAGTAATATGCGTGTTGTTATATTACAACATATATAGTAAGTATAAGTGATTTTGTTGGGTTGTTTGTTTGGCAAGCATGGGCGCATGGTGATGTGTTCCGTGCTTGCCTTTGTGCTTAATTATTTACAACGAAATTACTTATGAACAATGGAACAATTACAACAGATTTTTGATTGTGCAGTTGAAGCCGTGATGCAAGCCAGCGGCCTTGACTTTGACGCGCTTGCTAATTGTCGCTCTGAGCTGTGTGTGGTTGCGCGCGTGGTGCTTGTTGACGTACTGATGGAGCTTGGTATGAGCGAGGGTGATATTGCATTCCTTAGCGGCATGAGTCAGCAGAGGGTTAATTCGCTGAAGAATAGTGCGAGGTACAGGCTTAAGGGGCTGGCTGCACGGGTGATGAGGGAGGAGGTGAGGAAATCCGTTTCCTTGCCAATATGAGTAAAGGCCACCTGGATTTGGTGGCCTTTGGCTTATGATTGGTTGTATGTAGTCCTTAAGCCTGTCAATGAAGATTTAATACGTTGTGCAGGCTTGTTTCAACTGTTATTGCAGACCGTTCTTCTTCTCTCTTTGTGCTATTGCAGCGCAATCTCTGTCATATTGCAGTTGCAGGCTTCTCCAATAGTCAGCAGGAATATCAAGAGCTTGTTCAAGTTTTCTTGCTATATCCACAGATATAGATGTGCCACCTCTGAGCAATCTGCTAAGATTTGCTTGCTGAATGTTCATGCGCGTGGCGAGTTCCTTTTTGCTCATTCCACGAGCTTTCAACTCATCCTTAATCAATTCAACTGGGTGTGTTGCCTCAAACGGAGTGATGTTATTTATTATCGCCATAATGTTCGCTTATTTTATTCTAATCCGAAATTTCTGTTTAGAGCGTGGTTCGTTGTTGGGCTATTAAGAAGTGTTGCTTTAATTGTGCTAACAAGTTCTTCTTCCAGGGAACATTGATACGTGTGTTCGTTCAGTGCATCAATTCTGACGGTCTTTAATTTCGTGCAATTTACAAATGAATTATGCCTTAGGCATGAGCATTGTGATACAGATATAGGCATTAGGTAGTCCGTAAACAAATATCCCATGCGAGTATTTATCTTTGAATTGATGACAACACCTCCGATGGCGTTACCTCTGTTATCGAACCCAAGAATTATGAAGTACTTTCTTCGTGTGTTATATCCGTCTCTTGGTGTTATACCATTGCTCTCGTCCATTTCCACGTAATGAACATCGCCTATATTAAGTTGGTTATTCATTATGCGAGGATTTTGTCAAATTCGAGGTTTTCTTCTATGTAGGATAATAGTTCTTTATCGTCGTTTACGTCTTTCACCATGCCTAAGACGTTCATCTCCTTACGGCCGCTGCTGTTATACGCTCTTTGCCATTCTACTCCATGTGATTTTTCGCGCAATTTGCCATACGGCATATAGGCATTTTCGCGGATAGACTTGTCAAGTTCTTCCATTTCAGCTTCTGACAAATATTCAGTGTCTGCCTCTCTCTTGGCGGTAAGAAAATAATAAGAGTCGTCTGTTCCGTACGTTATGCTTGCGTCAAGCATATCTGACAATTCCTTGTCGCGTCTATAATCTTTTTTGATGCAATCGTAGAGTGATGATGGTACTGGCCCGTCTGGAAGCGCACAGAATGTGTCTTCAACCATTTTCATGCCCCACTTAGTGAGCATGGATAAATTAGCGAAGTAGATAACCTTGAAGACGTGGTAGTAATCTAACCCGTGTGTCTTGTTAAGAATATAAAGCACGATTTCGGTGAGGTGCTTCTTTTCGAATGTATTCATAACGAGTGATTTTAGTGTGCTGCAAAGTTACGACTGCATGCTGGCATTTGCAAGGATTTAATGATTATTAGTAAAGAGTTGACAGACTGATTTTAACAAACAACTCACAAACAACAAACAAAACTCACAAGCAACTCACAAGCAACTTGTCACCACCTTTGCGCTATCGGGGGATATTCCCCGACCGACTTAATACATTCATAATTATGGACAATGTAGAGAAAGTAATCTGTTGCGACAGAGGTAATGATGCTCTTGCTTATGCGGCAATGGCAAACAACAAGGGCAATGACCCTATGGCCCTGGCAGCCATGATGAACGGTGGCATGGGAGGTGCAAACCAGTGGCTGAACAATCCGTTTTTGTACCTTATTTTTCTCGCCATGTTTGGTGGCAATGGCTTCGGATTCGGCAACCGCAATGGTCTGCAAGATGCGGAGATACAGGGCCAAATCCAATCTTTGCGCTCGCAGATGGCCGACAATCACAACTCCGACTTGCTGATGCAAGCAATCAAGGGCAATAACGATGCCTTGACCACACTGGGCGCGAACCTTAATTGCGACTTCAGCCAGTTGCAGCAAGGCGTGTGCGCTATTCGCTCCGCTATTGACAACGTTAGCGGCAAGGTAGGCTTCTCTGCCGAGCGCGTAATCAACGCAGCGGAGAGAGGTGATGCGGCAGTTATCCAGGCAATTCAGAATTGTTGCTGCAACACACAAAACAACATCACCAAGATGGGCTATGAGAACCAGCTCGCAATACAAGGACAGACCAACTCCTTGCAGCAGAGCCTCAACTTTGTCAACTCATCGGTGGAGCGCGGATTTAGCTCGGTTGGCTACCAGATGTCGCAAGACAAGTGCGATGTGATACGTGCTGGGCAGGACAACACGCAGCGTATAATTGATGCGCTTAACAATCACTGGTATGCCGACATTGACCGCAAGTATCAAGACGCACGTTTGGAACTCTCTCAGCGTAACCAGACTGCCGCACTGATTTCAGCTCTTGGCAAGACTACAACTGCAACGACATGAGGAGGGGCTGTTTCCAAAATGGAAATAACCACTGATGACCATATTGCTGACGCCAACGAAAAGGTGGACAATAGCTTTTTCGTGAGGTCTCGGAAAAGGTCGAAAGAGAAGTGATAACAAGCACGTGGGGAGGTGATTGCCCCACGTGCTACTAACACGTTGAAATAATGCTATTCAAAGATATAAAAATCGGTTATCCGATATATTTCCTTGAAAAGGAGGGCGCAAGGTATTACCAAGGCAAGGCCGTGAGTGTTGCAGTTCCACGCTACGACAATAGCCAAACCAAGGCTTTTGGCGCGCAGCCGACTGGCCTTGTGGTAGACATAACCATAGAGGCAGATGGTGCTACTAAGACATACACAATTCCCGAAACTGCAACAATAACGTATGCAGGGCATCTTGTGTTGTCCACCGACAAGGACGGAATACTAAGGGAGGTCGAAGCACTTAAGGCTGCAAGCGAGGAGGCATTGTCACAGGTTGAGCGGCACAAGCAAACGGTGACAAATTGTAACCAGTTGTTGGAGGAGCTTAATCCTGCCTTCGCAGAAAAACGGGCGCAAGACAAGCGCATTGAGGGCATTGAAAACGAGGTGAAGAGCCTTGGGGCTGTCCTTCGTGATTTTATAAACGAGTTCAAGAAATGATGATTATGGGAAGATTATATATGGTATTTTGCAAGGGTGGTGGCAAGTGCAAGCACTTCGATAAGGAAAGTGCAGAGAAAGCTGTCAGTCGCATATACTACACGACCAAGGACGGCACAGAGCATCACGGGCCGCATTGGAGCCTGGAGCAGGTGCTTGAAGCGACGAAAGGGTTGCAGTTCAAGCCTTGTGTGACGGACTACGACAAGTATGTAGCGTTTAATGCTGCTTATGCCGACTTGTGCAAGACGTTGACGCCAGACTTGATTATAGAGACGGGTCATGCGTTTTTCTTCGAGGACGAAGATGCGCCCTGCAACAAGATATGGCGGTATATTGAAAGTTTTGAGTAAAAAAAAGCGTGACACATCGTCACGCTTTTTGCTCTAATATAATGCCGTTCAGATATAAATTTATAAATTTGTTGCGTCTGTTAGGCATAGCGATATGCCCATTGTCTTGTAGTGAGTCTTTATAGGCTCACTACTTTTGGTTAAAAACATAATCCATTAATTTTTCGTTTTCTTCGTTTATCAGCGAAAAGTCCTTCTTTATGTATAGATTAGTGACTCTCATTCTCTCGTCGATATGGCATAGCATGTCATTGACTATATATAATGGTATGCGTACATCATTTGCTGCAATAGTTGCCATAGAATGCCTGGCAGAGTAAAATTGCAATTTCTCAATTCCGAGAGCATTGCCAATTATCTTCAATCCCTTGTTTAATGCAACGTTGAAATTGCTTGGCGTGCTGTATCTTTCTGAGAAATTAAACACAGTACCGGCATTCCCTTTTGACACGTATTTTTTCATTAGTGGCTTTATGTTCTCTGGTACAATTATTTCCATTAGCGCATTGTCGCTCCTTCGGTCGCGTGTTTTTGTCCTATTATACCTTATCCGTTGTCCGTCATAATCCGTCACGCTGTATAGGTCTACTGCATTCATGCCCATCAAACAGAATGATATGATAAAGCAGTCCCTTGCGATTATTTCTCTTTCAGATTTTCCTGTATAATTGTAAATGGCTCTTATCTGTTCAACAGTCAAGGCCCTCTTTTCTGCTACGTTCTGTTTTTTCGGTTTATAGCTATGAAGTGTTTTCTTTATTTTAATGTCATCGTTGTCGTAATCATTGTAGAACTCTCGCGCATCTTGGAAAATCTTCATGATGGAAGATGTGTATAGTGACATTGCACGTGGCTTATCGGAGAGTGACCGTTCCCACTCTCGCATCATCTGTTCGCTAAACTCGCTGCAATATATAACTCGTCTACCGAAGAACTTGCATAGTGCATTTATTGCGGATTTGTAGTTACGTATGCCTTTTAGGTCATTGTGTTCGTTTACCCATCTCTCGGCATACTTGACGAAGTTTATACTTTCTCCTTCATCTTTTTGTTTGAGTTTTTCCACAATCGTGTCAAAGGGTACATCATTCACTTCAAGATACAACCCTTCAATCTTTTTCCGTAGTTTGCTGATAATGTCGTTACCACGTTCGAGTACGTTGTTGTTCTTTATTTTGAGGGAAGAGGTCAAATCTTTTTTACCTACAATCATAGTTGTCGGTAAATAGACGGTCTTTCGATTGTGTGAGAACCGGATAAAAACGACATACGTTTTATCTTCTCTCTGTCTGTCCTTCCGGACCATTAGTTTGAATGTAGCCATATTGTCTGTTTGTTATGCCCGAAGGCAAAGTTAATAATGAATTGGAAAACATTTGGAAAACATTTGAAAAACATTTTCGTTTTACAATCATATTCCAAACGTCACTTGTAAGCAATCTATTTTCTTTGTCCAGATAGTTTAACCATGACTACACGTGTAGAAAACCATTGATAATCAACGAAAAACAGAGGATTGCTCGTTACGAACAATCCTCTGTTTGGTGGGGTGCTTAGTGGGATTCGAACCCACGACATTCAGAACCACAATCTGACGCTCTAACCAACTGAACTATAAGCACCATAATGAGTGTCTTTCTTTCCGAAAGCGATGCAAAAGTACGGCTTATTTTTGAAACTGCAAAGTGTTTCGCCATTTTTTTTGCGAAAAAGTGCATTTTTGTGCAACAAAAGGGGTAAAAACACGCTTGAGAGTGTGTAAATGTGCATTTCTTAAGCGTTAAAGTGCATCAGGGGGTTGGGGCTTGACAGTCGTGCACTTGGTCAAGAATTTCACTGGCCAAGTGCTGGGTGCGGCGGTAAGTGTATATGCCCAAAGCAGCACCAATTACGCCACCTACAACGCCACCCACGAGTATGCCCGTGCGTTCGTCATGGCTCATGCCGGCAAGGGTCATGATTTCGTATACAAACCACGCGAACCAACATATAATGAATGGAATGCTGAAGCGCAGCCATCGGGCATAGAGCATTTTCATGCGTGCCACGCGGCATGTCACTTCGGCCAAACTGCTTTGAGCAAGTTGGGCCGGCTGCACGCGGCGGTGAGTGTAAATGTTGTAACACACGGCTGCAAGTAAAAATACGGCGGTGACAATGGTGAAAGCCAACGATATGCGCAGCCATAGCAGCAACCATGTGCAGTAGGGTATGGCCAGGGCAGCCATGACGGTCACTAACAGCGCGTGGCGGTTGATGCTGCGTGCGTTGCTGTTGATAATGCGTCTAATCAGCTTGTCGTTAACGATGGACTGGCTTTCAAGTTTGTCTTGCAGCAACTGCCACTGTTGTTTTATTTCGTTCAAGGTGTTATCCATGATAGTAATGCTTGTTATTGGGTAGAGGTGATGAGGGGGTGGAGGTGTGGCCTCATTTCATGTGTTTAAGCTCTTCGCGTATGCGCACCAGGCGCACCGACACGTTCTTGGCCGTTATGCCCGTAATGGCGCCGATCTCGTCGTAGGGCAGTCCCTCGAGCCACAGCAGCACCAGGGCGCGGTCGAAGGGGCGCAGTTGGTGCACCCGTTTGTAGAGCATTTGTATTTGTCGGGAGTCAGTGTCGTTGTCCTCATACAGATTGATGCTCATGTCGAGGCGTTCGGTTTGAGGCTGTCGTTTCTTCTTGCGTTCGGCCGATATGCAGGTGTTAAGGCTGATGCGGTAAATCCAAGAGTTAAGTTTCGCCTCCCCCTTAAAGGTGTCTATGCCTCGCCACAAGTTGATGAGCACCTCCTGAAACAGGTCATTCACCTCGTCCTCGTCCTTCGAAAACATGTAGCAAACGGTGTAGATGGTACTTTTGTGTGCACTGACCAATTGTGAAAATTCTTGTTCGGTCATTCGTGTTTATGGTTGTTTGGTCTCTGTTTATTAGACGCATGCGCTGATAATATGCTACATGCAGCTGCTGCAAATTTAGAAATAAAGTTGCAGCCATGACGTATACCACTTTTACAAATAAAAGCCCCGCCCATCGGGTGTGCAAACTTTGCACACAAGTTGGGCGGGGCTAAAAATAAAGTTGTAGGGCGCTTACTTAATGGCGATGCGTATGGTTTGCGCATCCTGCCCGTCGGTAACGTGCAATAAATACATGCCTGGTTGCAGTCGGTTGGTGCGCAGACAAGCATGGCGGGTGCTTTCAAGGCTGCTTCCGAGTGTGGTTGCAGCCATTTGCATGCCGCTCAAAGCAGTCAAGCGTATGGCCACGGGGCGTGCGGTGCCGCAGATGGCCAGATGCAAATCGTTGTTGCCAACTTTGGTGACCTTTGCAGCAAGGTGGTCACTGTATGCCTCGTCAAGCTCAACCTCGCCAATGGCAGTAGAGTATGGTGTTGAGAATATTTGCTCCTCGCCATAAGTTGTGCCGTGTTCGGTTGTAACGTAAGCGCGCACAATGTAGGTAGTGTTCGGCTCAAGATTTTGGAGTACAGCACTCATGCGTTGTCCCGTAGCCACAACAGTTTGATGCGTGTTATCGTCGGTGGTAGCCGTAGCGTGTTTGGTTGTGGCATAAGCATCGTCGCGTTTCCAGTATTCAAAACCTTGCTCCTTAATGTCGTCAGAACCGGCAATGATAAAGCCGCTCACTGTAGCCGAGTTCTCATCGTGGCACACAGCGGCATAGGTGCGCACCGTCGGGTCAAAGTAAACATAAGCGTCGGCAGTGCCAAAGGCCGACCATTCGCCATACCATGTTTTGCCGCTTTCGGCCTTATAGAATGGGCGGAATTTGTAGTATGTGCTGGAGCTCAAATTGCGCAGGGCACCAGTCATTACACCATCTACAACGGGGCAGTTAGCCTTCGAACTCGGCACAAGGTCGGGCGCGTCATAGCGTCGCCATTCAAATCCTGTGTTAGCCTCCTCATCGTCAATATTGGTAGTGGCGCATATCAGTGCCACAGTGTTTGAGGTAGCCTTTGCCTCAGTCACAGTTTCGAGCGTCAGAGCCGGCAGCTGCTTCGATTTGCTTGGAGAGTAGTAGTACAATTTGGTTTCGCTACCATTCTTCACCATGACGGCATATCCAGCATATATATAACTTTCAGGTTCGCAGCCTGTCACGTGTAGTGTGCTTCCGTGTCGGGTTATGGTTTCGCGGTCAAGCGTCCATCCCTCGTCCACTACTTCAGCATCATGAGATGTCTTGTTGCGCGATCCTGTCATGGTGTAGCTTGTGGGGGTAATCTTGCCAAACTCGGCACTGAGCCCCATGCCTTCCGTCATGATGTAGTATTCTTTCGAGTACGTGACTCTTCCGCCTTTCAGTTCTTGATATTTCAGAGTAACGGTCGTCGAGGGCCAAAATCCGGTAAGCTTTATGCTTTGCACCTCATCGCTATATTTCAAATCGCATGATTTCGTGTAAGAAGGTCCATAGACAAAGCGGCATTCGTCCGGCTGCTCCATTTCGGGGTCTACATTGAGTCTGATGTTAGAACTTGCAACGTATGTTTGCCCCGAGTATAACGTAAACGATTTGAACAGACTGGCAGTTTTCTTTGTAAAGGAATATGCACTACCCACCTTGTTCCCATGGCTGTCTTTGGCAGAGATGGTATAGGTAAATGTGCGTTCGGGAACGAGTCCTGCGTGCACATAGCGTCCGTTCTCATCAGCCTCTATTTCGGTGTCGCCAATTTTAACGCAAGGGTACGTGTTGGCAGGCAGTTCGTCAAGTCCTGAGGGTGTTTCGTTCTTAACAAGTTTGAACGCAATTGAACGTGAGCCTATTGTAATGTCTGATGCTACATAGATGGCATCAAGTGGTATTAAACTGCTCGATTTATAGTTCTTTATTGTGCTGAGGTCAGAGGCTGGCGCATATATTGTTTCAATAGTACAGCCACTCAGGAAATAGGTCCTATAGAAACTTTCGGGGCGTGTTGTAGTTATAATCAGTTGGTTGATGTGAGCGTCTTTAAAGGCGTCGTATTTCACTTCTTTAATGGCTGATGTAATAACGAACTTGTTAATATTTTTACATTTTTCGAAGGCTCTTTCCTCTATTACAAGGTCAGAAACGCCGTCGTCAAACATAATGTTTTGCAGACTGTCACAGCCAAAGAATGCTTTTCTGCCGATAGTCTTAACTGATTGTGGAACAACAACGTCTGTTACACCGCGAGGAAAGCATATCAAAGTGTCTTTTGTCTTATTATATAAGGCAGTGCCGTCTGATTCGAAATACTTATTGCCTGCTTCAACCAGGATAGACTTCAGGGCACTACAGCCTGAAAAAATGCCGCTACCAGAATACGGCTCATTCTCAAGTGTACTGAGAGATGCTGGCAATGTGATAGTCTTTAATGCTTTACAGCCATTGAACGCATCTTCTTTAATGGTTGTAACGGTTGAAGGTATCTGTATGTCAGAAAGTTGCTCGCACTCCTCAAATAGACCATAATTTAATAAGGTCAGTCCATCGGGCAAGTTGATCGATAGCAATGACTTGCATTTACTAAAAGCTCTCTCGCCAATGTAGTTTACTGAGGAGGGAATGTCTAATGTCTTGATGCCAGAGTTTGACAGTACTCCGTCAGCCAGGCTTTTAATGCCTTGTGGTATATTGATTTTGTTGAGTGCGGAACAGCCATGAAAGGCTCCTGCATCAATACTTCTAACAGTTGACGGAATAACAAGCTGCTCTAATTTGTAGCAGCTAGAAAATGCGCTTCTGCCAATACTCGTAAGTCCTTCGGGCATGGTTATTGATGTCATGTCCGTTTGGGCGGAGAAGGCGTAAGATTCCAATTCACGCACCGTTGAGGGAATGTTGTAACTCGTAAGCGGTATGGTGGTGTACAATACGGTCTTGTCTTTATTGAAAATTGCTTTGCCGTCTGTTGAAAAATATGGATTAGCCGGGCTGACTTTGATTGTACTTAATTCATTGCAACCGCTAAAGCAGGAGTGGCCAATAGCGTGTAGGGACTTGGGTAACACAATGTTTGAAAGAGATTCGCAGTCCAAAAACACATAATCCCCCAAGCTGTCAAGTGATTCGGGCAGTTGTATTGATTTAAGGCTTGTACATCCACGGAAAGCAGTGGTGCTAATGTACTGCAATGAGTTTGGCAATGAAACATTCTGGAGTGCTGTGCAGTTGTAGAACATTTCGTTACTGACATAGCTGATGCCAACACCAAGCTTGACAGTCTGCAGGTTTTTGCAGTTCACGAATGTCCCATTGGTTATTTTCTCGATGGTGCCAGGTAGCGAAATCTCTCTGATTTCTTTATTCCTAAATTGATCAATGCCCGTAACCTTGTAGGTAGTTGAGCCGTACTGTACTTCCTCGGGCACATAGACAATACCATTTAGGTCGTTATCAATGGCCAGATTATTTACAGCTACACCTGTGTCTGTAATGCGGTAAACCACACCATTCACAGTAAAGGATTCGGCTGATGCTTGCGTAATGACGCCAACAAACAGCAACGCGAATACTAATAGTTTGTGTAAAAACTTCAT